GCGCAGATTTTTCTGGCTTTCCACTGCGCCATAGTTGAAGACCAAATCGAGTCCAACACACCCAAAAAAAAGCCCCACACAAGTGGGGCTAAGGTTTCTTTACAAAAACCAAGAGAGAGAAAGCAAATGGCAACTGCTTGCACATTTACCGAAATATAGTGTACATTATTACTAACGAGGTTACAAGAGCCTACGCATGTTAGATCACTTACTTGATTTTGAACCAGAGGTGTCTGGGCACAAAGAGGGCTTTACGCCCTTGGATAAAGCTACGCCTACAGAAACCATAGACGCCAAGGTTAATACTTTGGACTGGTTAAAGTCTCAGGGTGTAGTAGATTCAGATCAATTGGCAACAGAGTTAGACACCAAGGCAGCGCAGAAGTCGTTTGCAAATATTGTCTCAGCCGCACCACACGAAGTTACTCACACGGCACTCGCCGAAGTAAAGACCCCACAAGCAGTGCAACATTTAGTTGGTATGCTGACTGCATATGACTGGGAGTTTGTGGAGCAGGCCAAGCAGATACGTAGCTACGCTGTTGCCAAGATACTAGAAGAGGTTGAGAACCCCAGCGCCAATATACGCCTCAAGGCGTTGGCACTGTTGGGCAAGGTCACAGAGATTGGGCTCTTTACAGAGAACATCAAAGTCGAGAAGACTGAGATGAGCGACAGCGAGCTTGACCAACGCATCAAAGACAAGCTGAATAAGTTCATGGACATTGCAGACGCACTGGCCCCCACGGATGACATAACCGACATAAGTATCAATGGATCTATCGAGCATCACGAGCCTGACGCCGCTTGAAGCAAAGCTCATCCAAAAGAATCTCCCCAACATGACAAAGGAGGAGAAGCTGGAGCTATTTGCGGATTTAGAAGAACGTGAGAAGCGCGCCACACTACTGGCAGCGCAAAGCAACATACTGGGCTTTGCCAAGGCGGTATACCCCGGATTCAAAGTAGGCCCCCACCACAGGAAACTTGCAAAGATATTTGAGGATGTCATTGCAGGGAATAAGAAGCGCGTTATCATTAACATAGCACCGCGTCACGGTAAGTCCGAGTTCTCATCATATTTGTTCCCTGCGTATTTTCTGGGCAAGTTCCCAGAAAAGAAAATTATCATGGGCACGCACACTGCCGGTTTGTCTGAAGACTTTGGACGCCGAGTTCGTAACTTAATTGAATCCGAGGAATACCATGAAATTTTCCCTACGACACAAATTGCGGAGGATCAGAAGGCGGCTGGTAAATGGTCTACATCGTCTGGAGGTCAGTACTATGCAGCCGGTGTCGGCGGCGCTTTGGCTGGCCGCGGGGCTGATCTGTTTGTTATTGATGATCCTCATTCTGAGCAGGACGTAAAGACAAACTCCAGACTTGCATTTGATACGGCATGGTCTTGGATCCAAACGGGTCCCTTGCAGCGTTTGATGCCGGGTGGTGCGATCATAGTCGTTATGACGCGTTGGTCTCTCTTGGATCTTACGGGCAAGTTGATTGACTACCAGATCAGAAACCCAGAAGCGGTGCCGTGGGAGATTGTGGAGCTGCCAGCCATATTAAATGAGGGCACAGAAGACGAGAAGAGTCTGTGGCCCGAGCAGTGGCCACTCGATGCGCTAAAGAAGATCAAGGCATCCTTGGATCCAAGGTACTGGAACGCCCAGTACATGCAACAGCCCACATCAGATACAAGCGCGATCATCTCTAGGAAACACTGGCGCATATGGGAAGCGGATGAGCCACCACAGTGTGACTACATTATCCAGTCTTGGGATACGGCGTTTGAGACCAAGAACAATTCGGACTATTCAGCTTGCACCACATGGGGCGTCTTCTATAATGAAGAGGAAGGCGACAAGGCGCAGATCATATTGCTTGACGCGTTCAAAGACAGAATGGCATTCCCAGAACTAAAAGCCGTAGCGCTTAAACATTGGAAAGAATGGCAACCCGATGCATTCATTGTGGAAAAAAAGGCTGCTGGAGCTCCACTCATACAAGAACTCAAAGCAATGGGAATACCTGTCCAAGAGACCAATCCGAGCCGCGGCAATGATAAGATGGTGCGGCTTAACGCTGTGTCTGACCTCTTTGCCAGTGGAATGGTCTGGGCCCCCGACACGCGATGGGCAAAAGAAGTGATTGAAGAGGTGGCCGCATTCCCAGTTGGCGAGAACGATGACTATGTGGATACTACCTCACAAGCGTTAATGAGATTTAGACAAGGCGGGTTTATTTCGTTAGACTCGGATGAGAAGGACGAGCCAGCATATTGGCGTCGCAGATCAGCAGCTTATTATTAAGGAACATCATGGCAACAAGTAGTTTTGATAAAGCACTCAACCAAGCTCCATTGGGTTTGGACTCCCTAGTACCCGGCGACGAGCCGGACATTGAGATTGAAGTTGAGAATCCCGACGCGGTACATATTAGCGCCGACGGCATGGAGATTGACTTAAACCCAAAAGACTCCACACAAGGTGAAGAAGAGTTTGACGATAACTTGGCTGAGTACATGTCACCAAGCGTGCTCTCTACAGTGGCGGGGGATTTAGATTACGACATCGACCAAGACAAAGCATCCCGCAAAGAGTGGGAGAAGGCTTATGTCGAGGGACTCAAACTCTTGGGACTTCAGATGGAGGAGCGCACAGAACCATGGGACGGCGCTTGTGGTGTGTTCCACCCCATGATTACAGAAGCAGTTGTACGCTTCCAAGCCGAAATGATAACGGAGACATTCCCAGCTCAAGGCCCAGTGCTGAGCAAAATCATCGGTAAAGAAACTCCTGAGACACGGGAGGTAGCAATAAATGTGCAAGATGATATGAACTACGAGCTCACAGAAGCGATGCCTGAGTACAGGCCAGAGCACGAGCGCATGTTGTGGTCACTGCCCTCAACCGGTTCAGCATTCAAGAAAATTTATTTTGATCCCAACTTGGGTAGGCAGGTAGCAATGTTTGTGCCAGCAGAAGATATTATTCTGCCATACGGTGCAACAGATATGGATACATGCCACCGCGTGACCCACGTCATGCGCAAAACCAAGAACGACATTCTCAAACTGCAAGCTGCGGGTTTCTACTTAGATATAGAGTTGCCGGACCCTTCGCGCCAAAAGGATGACATCAAGCAAGCCAAAGATAAAGAGACTGGGTTTAGCGATCTGAACGATGACCGCTATACGTTGTATGAGTGCCACGTGGACTTGGATTTGGATGGTTTCCAAGACGTTGATGAGGATGGTAACGAGACTGGGATTGCGTTCCCCTATGTTGTCACACTAATTAAAGGCACAAACACTATCCTCTCAATACGACGTAACTGGAAGGAAGGCGATGCGCTCAGACTCAAAAGACAACACTTTGTCCACTACCAATACATCCCGGGGTTCGGCGCTTACGGGTTTGGTTTATTCCATCTCATCGGCGGTTTCGCGAAGTCGGCGACCAGCATTATGCGACAGCTCGTTGATGCGGGAACTCTATCCAATCTACCGGGTGGCCTCAAGTCCAGAGGACTACGCATTAAGGGTGATGACACACCTATTGCTCCGGGAGAATTTCGAGATGTCGATGTCGCCTCTGGCAACATAAGGGACTCCATCTTACCGCTCCCATACAAGGAGCCAAGCAACGTATTGTTCAATCTGTTGAACCAGATTGTGGACGAGGGACGTCGTTTTGCCGCAACAGCCGACATGCAAGTATCGGACATGAATGCGCAAGCCCCCGTCGGAACGACTTTAGCTCTTCTTGAGCGCCAGCTAAAAGTACTTACGGCAGTTCAAGCCCGCGTACACTTTGCTTTAAAGCAAGAGCTAAAGCTACTAAAAAATATAATCCGCGACTATACCGACCCCGACTATACATACGATCCAGAGTATGGTGGCCGCAAGTCTAAGCAAGCGGATTATGACAAGGTTGATATTATTCCCGTGTCGGATCCCAATGCCGCCACACTCTCTCAGCGCGTGGTTCAGTACCAAGCGGTCATGCAAATGGCGCAGATGGCGCCACAGATCTATGATCTGCCACAACTGCATCGCTCAATGTTAGACGTGTTGGGTATTAAGCATGCAGACAAGTTGGTGCCTTTGCCAGACGATCAAAAAGCAACAGATCCGGTAACAGAAAACCAGGCAGCGCTTAAGGGTAAACCCTTAAAAGCTTTTATGTACCAGAATCACCAAGCACATATTCAAGTACACCAGTCTTTGCTGCAAGACCCAGCTGTTGCTGCTGTAATAGGTCAAAATCCTCAAGCACAACTTATTATGGCCGCTATACAAGCCCATATGGCAGAACACGTTGGCTTTATGTATCGCCAACAAGTTGAACAACAAATGGGAATGCCTATACCGCAAGAAGATGATAAGGTCGCACCTGAAGTACAAGCCGCAATGGCATCAATGATGGCGCAAGCAGCAAGTCAAGTACTGCAACAGTCCCAAGCTGCAGCACAACAACAGCAAGCCGCACAACAAGCGCAAGACCCATTGCTTCAGTTACAACAACAAGAGTTGGCACTCAAACAACAAGAGTTGCAACTTAAAAAAGCCAAGGCCGCATCCGAATCTGCGGTTGCTATGGCCAAGGTGCAATTGGAAACTGAAAAAGTTGGCGGTAATTTAAAACTGGAGTCTATGAAAGTAGGCGCAGATATCCGAGCAAAACAGCATCAAGTGGCTTCCCAAGAACAACAGGTAGGACTTAAAACAGGCGTAGATATTGCCAAGCATAGAGTGCAAATGCAAGGGCAAAGTCCTGAGATTGAAAAGTTAAAACAAGTGCACGAACTTGCCGCACAACGAGAACAAGCCCAACAAGAGCTACGCGCTCAACAAGCCAAAGCTATTATGGAAGCACAATTGCACCAACAAACACTTGCGCAAAACGAGGACGTCCACCGGCAAAATCTCAAGCACCAACGTGCGCAAGCCAAGACACAACTCGAAATTGCAAAAAAACAACCCCAACAGAAAGATAAAGAATGATCAAAGACTTCGCACGCGTATTGCGCGAAAAAATACGCACCGACATGAACAACTACGCCGACGACATGGCGGGTGGTGGGTGTCGCACATTTGAAGAGTACCAAAAACTTTGCGGTGTTATTTCGGGTCTAGCCATCGCAGAGCGTTATTTACTTGACCTGCAAAAAGAAATGGAAGAATCAGATGAGTGATTTAATTTTGCCTCCCGGCATTGAGCCGTTGTCTGCACCTGTTGAAGATGCAACACCGGAAGAAAAAGCAACTGTGTTGCCTGATCCAACAGGGTTTCATATCCTGTGCGGTGTGCCTGACATCTCTGACAAGATTGATGGTACTGAGCTGGATCTCGTACGCCCCTCCCAATATGCTGAGCGCGAACAACACGCAACCACTGTGCTGTTCGTGCTAAAAGTTGGACCAGAGGCATACGCTGACAAGACCAAGTTCCCTAGTGGCCCTTGGTGCAAACCCGGAGACTTTGTATTGGTACGTACGTATTCTGGTACGCGATTCAAGATCTTTGGCAAAGAGTTCCGTCTTTTGAATGACGATCAAATAGACGCTGTTGTGCAAGACCCTCGTGGGATTACCCGCGCTTAATGGAGTAAAAAATGGCTGAACAATTTAAGTTCCCAGATGAAATAGAAGAAAACAATGTAGAGATCAAGACTGAAGCACCCGAAGTCGAGATTGAAATTGTTGATGACACACCCGAGCCCGACCGTGGCCGTGTTCCTTTGAATCGCGAAGTTGAAGATCCAACAGACGATGAAATCGAAAATTACTCCGACAAAGTAAAGAACCGCATCAAAGAATTGACTCACGCACGTCATGACGAGCGCAGGTCAAAAGAAGCTGTGTTGCGGGAGAAAGAAGAACTTGAGCGTCTTGCAAAACAATTGATTGAGGAAAATAAAAGCCTTAAAAAAAGCGTTAACGTCGGTCAGGAAGCTTTCATCTACACCTCTAAGGAAAAAGCAGAGGCGGATCTTGCGATGGCTCGACGTCAGTATAAAGAGGCACAAGAGGCTTTTGACACAGACGCTATCATCGAAGCGCAAGAAAGACTGACTGAAGCCAAGATGAACTTGGAAAAAGTTAAAAATTATCGCGTTACCCCTTTACAAGAAGAGCGTAATGAGGTACAAATACAACCACGACAAACTCAACAAGTTCAACCGGACGAAAAATCACTGCGCTGGCAGGCAAAAAACCAGTGGTTCGGATCGAATGGGTTTGAAGAAGTTACCAGCTTTGCACTAGGGCTGCATCAAAAACTAGTAAACGCAGGCACTGACCCGCGCTCTGATGAATATTACGAGCAGATTGATGCTCGCGTACGCTCAAAGTTCCCCGAAGTTTTTGGCGAACCTGAGAAAAAACCTGTAGATGCCAGAAGGCCCTCCACTGTTGTAGCGCCTGCGTCGCGTTCAACGACTGCAGGTAAAGTCAAACTTACCACGACTCAATTGAATCTGGCTAAGAAATTTGGACTAACCCCACAACAATACGCTGCGCAAGTGGCAAAACTGGAGAACTGAAATGGCTGACACAAAAATTAACCGTGACTTAACTACACGCGAAAAATCTGCTCGTACTGTATACAAACCAGCGAGCACCTTGCCTGACCCTACTCCCGAACCCGGGTATGGATTCCGTTATATCATGACGCACATACTTGGTAAGGCAGATCACACTCGCTTGTCCCGCATGAGACGAGATGGGTGGGAACCGGTTAAGGCGGCTGACCATCCCGAATTGATGATTGAGGGTAATGCCGAAGGTAATGTTGAAATTCAAGGGTTGATACTTTGTAAAAACTCAATTGAGAACATCAGAGCCTATGACGAGTATTACGCTAAACAAGCAGCAGATCAGATGGATTCAGTCGACAACAGTTTCATGAAAGACAATGATCCAAGGATGCGCAAGTTCTCAGAGAAATCCTCTACAACAACCCGCGGAATTGGATTTGGTGCAGGTTCCAAGTAAATTTTTTAGGAGTCCTTAAATGGCTTATCCAATCGTTTCAGCCCCTTACGGGTTTAAAGCGGTCAGTGAGTTCGGTGGTCTACCCTATGCTGGTTCTACCCGCATGTATCCCATCGCTACTGGCTACAACACTAACTTGTTCAATGGCGACATTGTTCAGTTGTCTGGCGGTACTATTGTTGCTACCACCATGTCAGCCGCCTCTTCTCCTGCTACTGCCGTAGCTGGTACATTGGGCATTTTCGTTGGCGCTGAGTACACAAACTCTTTGAGCCAACCCACTCGCGGTCAATACTGGCCTGCCAATACTGTGTCTAACAACGCAGTTGGCTACGTCATTGATGATCCCCGCGTGGTCTTCAAAGCTGCCGTTGTTGCTCAAGGTACTTCCTTGTCTAACACTGCTTCTACCATCGGTTATGTGAATCCCACCTTCATCGGTACTAACATGTACGCTATCACTGGCGGAACAGGTAGCACCATCACTGGTGACTCCGCAATGGCCGTGTCTGGTGCAGTTGTTAGCTCTGGTACTTCTGGTAACACACGTATTGCAACATTGTTGCCTTGGCGTGTTGTGAGCGTTGTGCCTGACACAGCCGTTACCGTTACAGCTACTGCTTCTACTTCTGGTTCAAGCACAACTGTGACATTGACTGCTGCTAACTCAGCAATTCAACCCGGTATGCAGTTGATCGCTCCAAGTGGCACTGGCTCTGCACAAGGTAACTACATCTCTGTGGTCACCGTGTCTGGAACTACCGTGACTGTGAATAGCGCCATTACATTGGCCGCTGGTTCTGCAGTTTCTTTTGTTGGTTATCCCGAAGTATTGGTCACATGGAATGCTACATTCCAAGGCATGACTAACACTGCTGGTGTATAAGGAGTAATCTAAAATGGCAATTTCACGCGCACAACTATTAAAAGAACTCCTTCCCGGATTGAACGCATTGTTCGGTTTGGAGTATGCCCGTTACGGCGAAGAGCATAAAGAAATCTACGAAACAGAGAAATCTGAGCGTAGCTTCGAAGAAGAGACCAAACTCTCTGGTTTCTCCGCTGCTCCAGTCAAGGCTGAGGGCACTGCACTGTCTTACGACAATGCACAAGAAGCTTTCACCGCAAGGTACAGCCACGAGACAATCGCCCTTGGTTTCTCGATCACTGAAGAAGCGATCGAAGATAACTTGTATGACTCTTTGTCTGCACGTTACACCAAAGGTTTGGCTCGCGCTATGGCTTATACCAAGCAGGTTAAAGCTGCGGCAGTTTTGAACAACGGCTTCAACGCTACCATCGTTGGTGGTGACGGACAACCTTTGTTCTCTACAGCTCACCCCTTGATCTCTGGCGGCACCAATGCCAACACTCCCTCTACCCCTGCTGATTTGAACGAGACTTCTCTTGAGAACGCCGTTATTCAAATCGCTGCATGGACAGACGAGCGTGGCCTTTTGATCGCTGCACGTCCCAAGAAACTCATTGTTCCCCCAGCATTGATGTTCGTTGCTACTCGCCTCTTAGAGACTGAGTTGCGCGTTGGTACAAACAACAACGACATTAACGCATTGAAGAACAACGGTTCCATTCCTGAAGGATACACTGTCAATCACTTCTTGACAGCGCCTAATGCATGGTTCTTGACCACTGACGTGCCAAACGGTATGAAACACTTTGAACGTGTTGCTCTCCAAAACTCAATGGATGGAGACTTTGATACGGGTAACGTACGTTACAAATCTCGTGAACGTTATAGCTTTGGTTATAGCGATCCACTTGGAATGTATGCTTCTTACTAAAAAAGTATTAAAAAATAATACTTTTAAGGGCCCTTCGGGGCCCTTTTTAATTACCTGTATCGTAATTCATTTTCGAAAAGTATTTAGAAAATATATTTGACAATCTCCATCCATTGATATATAGTTGAGACTTCTAAAAGGAGTTGACTATGTTTTATGTTTATGTTTACCGTGACCCCCG